GAATTGCTCCAGAAGTAGCTGAGTTCCTAGTTGAAGTTGACCCTTTGGACAGGTTACAAGATTAAGTTCAAGCCATTTGAAGATGTTCTTAGCATCATGAGGATTGTAGTCTCTGCTTAGTGGTTTGAGATAATCTCCTTCATAATAACGCCAAAGGTAGCCTGTTGATGTCCATGCGACGATGATGCCGCCGTATGGATCGTCAACTAGAACCAAGTCGTACCTGGTACCATCTGTTTGAAATTCTATTTGCTTTGCATTGAGCTTCATTCCTTTCCCCCCAGAATCCATGCAATCTTTTCAAGAGCTGCAGCAATTCTTTCCATCACTTCCGGATCGTTCATTGTTTCACCTTCCATCGAACATCACATTGACAAGTTTCACAGTAACCGAACCAGGCGTAAGTTCCATTGGTCGTTTGTTGCCATCGTGCGACAACAAAGGTATCACATTCACGATGCAACATTTCACGATCAGGCTTGGTAATTCCTGTCTTATTTGCATTTTCTAGTATCATCTTACGAACCCATCCACTAAAGTTAGGCATCTTCTTTGAGAGTTCGTAGGTCGTCGGGCATAGCGTTATCATTTTGTTCCGCATGAATCGTGCTACAGGTCTTAACATATATACATTGGTCATGAAAAAAACGGGCAAGCCCTATATCCTAAGGCTGCTTAGCGATGGGTGGGTGTGCGGGGATGGTAATATACATCCGCTTTTTGTAGTGGCTCTGAAGATTGGCGGCTGCGCCGCGAAGATGGGAGTGGGTTTACTTTATACACCGGCTTAGTCACCCTTTCAGTATGGCGACCGCAAAAACAGGCTCCTTTTACTTAACCGAAACCGTGACTATTCCAGCTGGAACAGCAATGAACTCCCGAATTCAAGGTTCTATTGATCTTGGAGCTTATGTCAATGTTGCGACAGGTCAAGCTGTTGCAGTTGAATCAGTTGACTTCGTAACTCAAGTTACTAATGACTTTGGATCCAACGTCGATTCAATGCTTACCGGTGGAACCGGAAATGGAGCATTGACTTTCCAACTAACTGATCTTAATCCTGGTACAGGTTTTGTTCGAGCAGACAATCAGTCACTTATTGCTAGTGGATCGTTGAATATTGATACAGTCAACAACATCGCTTCACATGCTTCTGATCTTTACCCAGATAACTTTGGACCATCTGCATTGTCTGAAGCATTTATGGTTGTAAATGATACAATGTACTTAGTTGCCGGTCCTGATGCTTCTGCTGGTGGCGCTACTACTACCTTCGGAGAATTATTCATTACTGCTCGAATCAAGTGCCGTGTAGTTAAACTTGGAACCAAAGATTGGATGGCAATTGCGATCCAATCAACTGCCTCTGATAACTGAGGTTTTTTCCATGGTAAAGATTGAGGGAACTCTCGATGAGCTTAGAGAACTTCTTGGTTCTGCTGAGCGTTCTGTTAGGGCTGTTAGGGACACAGTATCGAAAGGCAAAAAGGTGGCTTCAAAAACGAAGCGTAAACTTAGCAGTTGGCAAAGATACCTTAAGTCTTCAAGTAACCACATCAAATTCAAATCAGGACCAAAAAAAGGAAGACTCGACCTTGCAAAAATGTCCAAAGCCTTCAAGCGAAGTAACAAAAAGTAAGAAGTGGTAATATGGTAACAGAACTCCCTGATCTAACTAAGCCTAAACCTAAGCCAAAAGGTGGTAAAAAGTGAAAGGAAATCGCAGACTTGCAGCAATGCATCCATCACTTACCGTCACATACGCGGGTGGTACATCTTGGATTCCCACAGCTACAACACCACCTACAGGTTGGTCACAACTTAGCTCGAACACAGGATGGTTTCATGAAACTCAAATTGATTTAAGTGGATATGCAATGGATTCACTTACATTCTTTCCTTCAGCAGTTGGTGTTCAGGATCCAGGTGTTTACCGCATGCTACCTGGTGCGACATCAACCACCTCCTCATTGTATGTTCTTGATTTAATTACATCAACACCAATCGATCCTAATGCGACTATGCTTACTGACCTTCTAGGAAACATGCAGGGACCAGGTATGTTTGGAAATGATGAATCATTCGAGACTATTCTCTATGGATTGTTTCGAGTGTTTGCAGAAAACAGCACGATTAAGATTCCAAACTTCCAACAGCTGCAGAGGTCACAACGATTTGAATCGGGTGAACCTACAGCTGCAGATAAATTGTATTGCTATCGAATCGTTCAAATTAGTGCAGATGGTGCTCTTGATGCTGGATTATCTTACATCGTTATTCCAGCTTCGAGACAACTCATTGCTGGTATGATCGATGAAGAATCTGAATTGGTTTACATGCAACGCCTGAAGCGTTCTTATGAATTAGCTAATCAGGTGCGAGCATGAGGTCAACACAGCTACCTACTTTATTTCCGTCGTACGACGAAAGAGCTAGTCAACCCTTTTCAACTTTGGATGTTCCTAGTGTTGATATTGTAAGCTCTCGATCGAATGTAGCTCAAGGTCGGAATGTTTGGAATGAAAGAGATCGTAGACCAACTAAAGAAGAAGCTCAAGAAAAACTCGAAGACTTTAACATTCTAGTTGAAGTTATTGACTATGTAGTACCTGAAGAAGTCTCAAACAATATTCCCTATTGGATTAGGGGTCCTTTTGGAATTGCTCCAGAAGTAGCTGAGTTCCTAGTTGAAGTTGACCCTTTGGACAGGTTACAAGATTAAGTTCAAGCCATTTGAAGATGTTCTTAGCATCATGAGGATTGTAGT